TTGCACTTGATAGCATAGAACATATTGGTAGAGAAGTTACTATAGATAAGAAGATAGTGCTTAGTGCTATTCCTCCATTTAGATCAAATTCCAGATTAAAGCTTAAAATTAAGGAGACGGTAAATGTCTGAAAAGAAGAAGCGTGTAAGTAAAAAATTAAAAGAATCTCAACCAGAAGAGGTAGTTATTGCACTAGAATCTACTGAGATGCTTGTACTTGACGAAGTTGTCGTAGTAGAAGAGGAAGTAATTGCTGAAGCTATTGAGTCTCTAGTTATTACTGAGCCTGAAGTTATTATTTCTACTATTAAAGAGACAGTACAAAGAGTATTTAGCAGAGGAGATGTTGTTACATTAAAAGATCTTCAGGGACACTTTGTAGGGCTTAATGGTAAAAGTGCAAGAATCCTTGCAATTAAAGACAATGCAGTTACGGTATCATCTAATGGACGTAGATATGCTGTGTCTAAAGTTAATTTAGAGGTTAAGTAATGATACTAAGTAAGGATGCGATTGTACTATTTGAGCAATATCAGATAAACCTAACAGAATCCGTCCTTATTAAGATGGAAGATGCAATTAGGAAAGATCATGAACTGATCTTAACTATTGATGCTAGTCATTATGGTTTCCGTAACAACAATGGTACTGTTTATCGTCACGACACCATGATGAATGATGTGCAGTCTTTTGTATATCCTTCACCAAAACCCATTATCGAAAGACATAGGCCTGAAACATCGGCAATATTTGGTAATGTTATTGCTGCAGACTACAAACTTACCAAGTATCATAGTGATCTTTTATTAGATATTGATCTTGACGGACTAACCACTAACGAGTATATTGAGATGTGTAAGGATGATATTCTTCCTCTTCAAAAAAGAGATAAGAAATTTAATGGACTTGCATATGTTCAAGTAATTGGTAAGCTAACTCACAAAGACGGAATACAAAAAGTACTTGATGGAGAGTTCCTTAGTGTATCTATTGGAGCTGCACCTAAAAGACTTATATGCTCTGAATGCTTACAGGATCAAGTACAAGGTATTTGTGAGCACTTTGTACATAAAGTAAGTGGTAGATTTATGCTTGCTGAATCTATTGAATATGAAGAGTTGTCATTTGTACCTAGACCAGCAGATCCTTTTGGTCGGGTTGTAAGAATCCATGATGGATTAATGGAAACACAGACTGTTGAACATGATATTAATATTTTAAATTCAGATATTGATGTAATGTATATCAAAGACTTCTTTAAAGAAGCCGAAGGTAAAACAATCGTATGTGTAGATAATATCTGCACAATAATTAACGAGGAGGAACAAGAAATGAAGAGAAAGAACCTTTCTCTTGCTGACGAGTTCTCTGCCGAGATCCTTAAGGTAGCACTTGAGAATGTTAAGCTTGAAGATGAAGAAAAGGATGTACTAGAGGAACTAAAACTTACTGATGATGTTGATGAGTGGACTTCTATGAAGTTTGCTATCGTTCAAAAGACTCAGGATGGTGAAGTTCGTCGCTTCCCACTTCATACCAAAACTAGCGTTCAGGCAGGACTAGCACTTATCGACAAGGCAGAAGATCTAACTGAAGCAGAAATGAAAAAGGCAGTTTCTAAACTAGGTAAAGCAGCTAAGAAATTTGGCATTGAACTTGCAGACGAAACTACAGAAACACAAGAAACTACAGAAGAAGTAGTTGTAGATAAGGTAGCAGATACCGATTCCACCACTGAGGAGAGCACAGATGCTAGCGGGGGCTCAAAGCTTGATGCTCTCTTGGATGAATTGAAAGCTGAGCTTGTAAAAGAGCCAGTTGAAAACCTAGAAGACTCTGTTCCTGATCCTGCAAACCCTAAAAAAGATGCAGTAACTAGAATTTTTGACCTACTTAAATGGTATTCAGTTGATCAAGCTGTTGCAGCAAAATCTCTTAACTCTGGTATTTCTAGTTTTCTAGAAGAAGCAGGTAAGGAAGCAATCAGCAAAGGTCAGTATGACGAACTACAAGTTAAAGCATCAGGACTTGAAGACAGTGTTAAGTCACTAGAAGATGGCAAGGCTGATCTTGAAACTAAGTTCACGGAACTTACTAGTGAGGTAGAATCTTTAAGAGATGAATGTGAAATCCTAGAAGAAGCTAATAAAGATCTTAACTTTGAACTACGTGCACATCTAGTAGATGAATTAGTAGCTAATAAGATCTCTCTTGGTATTCTTGAAGATGCAGAAGTTGAAACTACTAAAGCTGAACTTGCAAGAATGCCTTACAGTGCAATTAAAATGCAAGTAGGTGATTCACGTAAACTTACAGCAAAACTTAAAGGTACAGTTAATAACACAATAGGTATCAAAACAGTAACAGACCCCACACTTCAGGACCAAGATAATTCGGATAAAGGACAGTCGCCCACTGTTCTTAAAGATGAAGAAGCACCTAGGTTGTCTGAAGAACAAATAGCAAAAGGCATTGCTCGTCTCTTTTCGAGATAAGCATAAATTTAACGGAGGTTAAATCACAATGAGTGTAAATGGACAAAACTACTTTGCAAATATGGTCGCAGCACCCCAGATTCTTCAGGGCGCTCCTTCTTATAATGTAGAAGTTTCTGAGGGACAAACCCCTCCTGGTGAGTTTTATCCTGCTCAATACCTACCAATCGTACAAGATGAAGAGCGTATTGCAGGATCTGGCTTTGTACTTATGCCAGGTAAAGTTGTTGCTTATGATAGCAACAAGCGTCTTATCCCTGCTGGTCTAGGACAAGACTTCACAAACGAGGTTGCATTAGCAACTTCTGGCGTGATTAAATATGGTGCACTTGACACCAAGCATGGCGTTGTTGCTCCTGATAATGCATATGCACAAGCTGACGACTTTGTAGCTCCTGCTATGATCGCTGCTGGAATTACAGTAACCAACCCTGTTGGTATTATGCGCTATGCCGCACTAATGGCTCCAGGATCTAACCCTTCTAACCCTACCACATTCACTAAGCATGCTTATGATACAGGTGGAGCTAGAGCATATAGCCGTTGGTGCTATATTCAGGTTCCTGTTGTTGAGATTAATACTCGCCGTGAGGCTTGTGTTGTTGGAGATAACAAACATCGTATGCGTCTATATGCAGACGAATCTGCTACAAAAATCGCAATTCTTGATGCAGGTAATCTAGCTGTTGCTACCTGTGTTCGTGTAGCTAGCCTTAATGGAGTTGATGGAGTAGCTGGAGATCCTACTTTCTTTACTGTTCAGGGTCGTACCGTTCTATTTAACGGTGTTCTTCCTGCTGACTGGAAAGTTGAGTATGAGCCTAAAGTTGATCTTCCTTTTACTTGTATTAAGTATGCAGGCGGATCTGATCCTGTTACCACATATGACAGTGCTATCCTAAACCCTAACACCGTTCTTCTTGGACAAGATGTTTGTTTTGATATTGAATCAAACTTCAAAATTCAAGGTGCAACTATCGACGCTAACGGATATAACATGACCGTTGGTCGTATTCTTGACTACAAGAATGGATCTAATGACGACCTTAAGCTTGTACGTACCTATTTCCGTGACTCCGGTCTATGGCAAGAACAGCCTGGTTCGGCTACAGACGGACGTAATACTCAGCTAAGCATTGTTAACGCTCCTAAGTGGATCGCAAGAATCGCTGTGAACTTTGAATCTAGCTTTAGCAAACTACCTACAGCATAAGCAGTAGAAATTTAATGGAGGAATAAACAAATGAATTTAGCAGCAAAACTACTACAGTTTGCAAAAGCTAATAAACTGATTGACTCAGAGACAAACATGAAGGGCGACATTAAACTTCGTGACATTCTTAATAAAGAAGATCTGTCACGTCTTGTCCCAATCGCAATCTCTGAAGTTGTAAGAGAAGCATCTGAATTTGAGCTTCTAGCTACCAAACTGTTTAAGAAAATTAACCAAAAAGAAGGTATCTATATTCAGCTACCTGCAATCGGCGCAATGGATACCATTGAAGAAGTTGCACCTGGCGCTGAGTACGGCACCGAAGAAATCACCCTTGGTGGTGGACAGGCTATTCGTGTTGACATCCGTAAATACGGTATCAAGCTTGCTCTTACTGAGGAAATGGTTGAACAGTCCCAGTGGGATGTTATCGGTGAATGGCTCAAAGCAGCTGGTAAGGCTTTCGCCCGTAAGAAAAACTGGATTCAGTTCCAGATGTTTGAAAGACAGGGACTAACCCTTGTTGACAACAAAAACCCTAACCATACTGTTCTTGGTCGTCCTCTTTCTGGTAAAGATGGCGTGGGTAACTTCAACTATTCGTTCACTGCAGAAGACTTCTTTGATATCTATGCTGCAATGCTTCAAGAAGGATTCGCTCCTGATGTAGTTGTTGTTCATCCTATGACCTGGGCAATCTGGGTTAAAGACCCTATCCTTCGTGCGTTTGCTATGACCAATGCTTCCGGTCCTATGTTTAACCAGTATGAAATGGGTAGTGTTAATCGTGAGCAGTACTTCGGTGGTCTTGGTAAATCTACCGGTGGAGCTGAACTAGGTGAAGATATGGCACCTGACTATAAAGGTCGCCCTATTCTTCCTCCTTACCTTAATGTTCCTCTGAGCATTCTGGTATCGAAACAAGTTCCTTTTGATCCAGTTAATAAGCTTACCAGCATGTATTTTGTAAATACTGAAAATGCTGGAGCTATTGTACAGGGCGAGGAAATCAACCATCACTCTTGGGCAGATCCCGAGCGTGACATCCAGATGATCAAACTTCGTGAGAAGTATGGTATCTCGATGCTTAACGAAGGTCGCGGAGTTGGAGTTGTTAAAAACATTCCTATCGTACCTAACCGTTGGGTTGATGGTCAGGTTCAGCCTACAATGGCAGTAGATGCTAACTCGAAGATGTTCCCTGAGGACATGACTGCTGCTGACGCAATGGTTTAAGTCGTTAATGGTTAGTTAGCAATATAAAGAAAGGGTAGTCAGAGAAATCTGGCTACCCTTTTCTTTTTCTCTACAAGCCGTTAATAACAACTATCAAATATATATTCGAGGTTTTATGGTATTTACAGTTAACATCAAATGGCTTTCGTTTAAGCAAAATATTTCTAGCTTAAATCTCTTACTAAAAGATCAAATATCTACATACGCAATACTTCGCTACGCGCATGACATCCCAACTAGTGCATATAAACAGTCAATGAATCTGCTACTGGCAAATACTGATCAACTTTCTTATAAGAAACTAAAGACTCTTGTCGAAAAGTATGGTAAGGTTAATAATGTTGGCATCTTTATGAGCGATGAGCTAGAAGAGACAATTGACGTACACGTAGGTTTTAACCCAAACAGCGACATCATTATTAAAGATGGCGTATCAATGACAATGGAGTTCTAGTATGGCGCTACATATTATATCAGCAGATCCTTATGATCTACAACAAAGCGTAGTAACAGACTCAAAAGTAGTTATTAGATTTGATGGTCCTATTGATCCATTTACAGTAAGTAATGGACTTAGTTTATATACACCATCCCCCGGACTTTGGACTGGACCAGATCTAGCAATACTAGATACCAAATACGCTGACGTTTTAGATGTGACACAAGAGTATACATATTTTCAGTACTCATACACAATAGACAATTACGTTAATGATGGTGGAGCTACCATTACTAATGGTCAGTTAACAGTTACCCCACTATTACCTTTCTTACCAGATAGAGATTATTATTTTGCAATCTATCCAGGTAATGATGCTAGTAGATATATATCTAAGCAAACATTTTCAGAGCCAGTATATACATTAGATCAGGCATCAACATCTCTAAATACAATATCAGTAAACTCAGCTTTTAGTGGCGATGTAGCTGGAACATATAGTCTTGTAGTTACAGATGTAAATGGTACAGTAATAGGGATATCATCCACACTAAATGGGGTCACAGATTATCGAAGTGTCGATATATCAAGTAATGTATTATTAGATTTAACAAAAATCAAACTATCCTTTAGTAGTCTTGATATAAATGGAGATCCTGTTATTTGGACAGTACTAGATCAAGTTGAGATTGATGTATTTCCAGCAGAAGGTATAGATGTTATAGCTAAAAATAAGTTTACTACTACGCATGTAGCACAAGGAAATTTTCCAAGTTCCACTAAGATCAACACACTTAGCAGTATAGGTAAAGACGCATCAACACTTAGGTTAATTAGCTCTATACCTGCTAATTTAACTTTAAATAATGTACGATATAATCCGATAACACTTAAGTTTAATCAAAACATAGATGCTATACAAGATATTGCTAGTAGAATTATGGTTAAAAGAAGAGATATGAATACTGGTGTCGTAAGAGCAGTTAAGTACTACTATAAGATTACCGACTCTACGGTAAAGCTTTATCTTACATCGCTCCAGTAAAAGAAGGGGGTAGTATGGCGAAGAAGGAAGATAAGTGGATTCAGAAGGCTATTAAGAAGCCTGGAGCACTAAGAAAGACTGCCGAGCGTCATGGCGCACTAAAGAATGGTATTGATCCAGCATGGCTTGATAAAGCAGCTTCTGGTGAAGGAGTAAGTAAGAAAACTGCTCAGCGAGCACGTTTAGCTAAAACACTAAAAAAAGTAAGGAGAAAGTAACATGGCATCGAAAGGTAAAGCAATGAGCGGTACTGTTCCTACTAAGAAGACTGGTAAGCCTTCTACTAAAGGATCTAAGACTGCAGTAGCGAATACAAGCAAGAAGTCTTTCCCATCAAAAGGGCGTAAGACTAGTAAGTAATTTTTAGGGCTGTGAAAACAGCCCGCACAGCTTATAGGAGATACAAATGGCAAGATTAACATTACCGAGAGTAGCACCACCATCCATTGGTGCAACTATGCATGTCTATGCAGCAGGAACTGAAAATGAAGTTCAGCTATACAGTGATAGTGCATTTACTGTACCAGTAGCGCAACCTGTTACTTTAGGCATTAGTAATATAGATTTCTATACTAATGGAAATGTTAGAGTAGATATTAAGTTTATAGATACCATTTATAATGGTGGGTTTACTCTTATTCCCGACCAGATTTTATTTGACTATAATGAAGCAATAGACCAAGGCCTATCTACTACAGACTCGCCTACATTCAACAATCTAACACTAACTAATGGCTACCTAGGACATAAGATACAATCTAACAGCATCGATTTAAATGATAAGGCTAAGATTAACTTTATTGATTTTGATGTGGCAGAAGGTGCTGATGTTATTAATGTGACTCCAAAAGGAGTTGGTACTTTTAATATTATCGAAATAAGCCCATCTGCTGGTCAAGTTGTATATACTGATACTAGATTTATTCCCGGTGTATATGAGGTATTAATAGATGGGGCGCAAGTAGAACCATCTGCAATTGATACTTCTATTATAGGACAATTTACTCTGCTAGTAGATCCATCCTATATTACCTCTGATAAGACAATACTTGTAAGAATATATACAAAAATTATAACATTAACTGAAGCAGAAATACGATTAGAATATATAGCATCACAGGGACAAACAGATTTCGTTAATTCTAATATTTTAGCTAATAAATGTAAAGTATCAGTTAATGGTAATATATTACCTACATCCGATTATATTGCAATCGATGGCACTCTAACTATATTTGATGGACTTAATCTTAATGATGAAGTATCTATTTTTGTTTTAACTGGAGAAGTTGCTAGTATTGAAGACTTAAAAGTAAGTGGTGTTAGAAGTGAATTAATATCTTATTCTGCCAATGATATTGATTGATTATAGGAATGGTAACGTACTAATTAATTTTACTGCTGATATGGTTACATATAATGTATCGCCTGTTAATGGACCAGTCGGAGAAGAAGTAGAAATTATAGTATATGCTAAAAGTATTGGTAGTGCTTGGATTCCACAATGGTCAAATATATTATGGGAAAATGCTACTGAGCCTACTTTAGATGCTGACCTAACATATATAATCTGGTTAGGATGGAATGGAAGTCAATGGCTAGGTAAATTAGCAGGAGGGCCGTTCTAATGTCTTTACTTAATACTAGAAGTGGAATTAATATACATGATACAGGACCAGTAATAGCAACTCCTAAAACATATGCATCATTTGATCCTGAATTTACACCTGAACAATTTACTTTATATAATGATAACTATAGCATATCAACAGATACGGCTTCATGGAATACAGCATATCTTAAAAATGTACCAATTTCAGGAATGTGGGCGATGGAGGTAACACCACACCAGACACTACAGTCATTTTACCCACATAGAGGATATTTTATGGGGATATCGGCGTTTAAAACCCTCTCAACATATATAGGTGGGTTTTTCTATTCTACAGGATATATACCATATTTAGGTAGGCAGTATCTCAATAATACATATCAGGCAAACTACTGGAAAATAAATATAACACCAAATATTCCTATACTTATGGTTATAGATTTTGATTATACTCGAATAGGGATACAGCAAGGCACTGAATTAAGGT